CGGTCAGGCACCCCGCGACTTCAGTTCGGCGGTGATGAATTTAAAGGCGTCGTCGTCGTTGAAGTCGCAAGCGTCACAGAGCAGGCAGTAGAGGTCGGCGTCGGACAGGGAGGCAACGTCGGAGAAGAATTCGGTGAAGAAGTCGGACATTGGAGGGGGGTGTGAACTGAGAGAATTCTACAGGGTCGGGCGGCAGGAGGTCAACCCCCTCCGAAGACATAGGAGACGACCCCCTCCTCCTGACCCTGAACCTGCAGGACCTGGTAGGACCCGTCGCTGATGGCAGAATCGAACTCCTTCAGAATCCAGTCGCTGCTCCACTTCTCCTGAACCAGGGTGCGGCAGCGGTCCAGGGATTCGGCGGCGATGACTGCCATCCCGGAGGTGTAGTCGGAGAGGACTTCGCTGATGATGTAGAGGTTCATTGGTCGGTTGCTTGTGAACTGAGTTAATTGTAGCAGGTCGCCGCGGCCAAGTGCGGGGGGTGAGGGGACACCCTGCCGACCGTCACACCAGGCGGCGACCGTGGCGGCGAATCTCACCAGCGGAGAGGGTCACACCGATGCGGGGGTCCTTTGCCTTCCCGTTGCGCTTGGAGGCATACTGGCGCTGTGCCTTGGGCAGGAGCAGGGAGAGAACCGTGTCGGCATCCAGGACCCAGACCTCGGCAACCTGAGCGCCTTCATAACGGGCGTAGTAGTGGCGGGCGTATGCTCCAATCTTGTGGTCGATCAGGTATGCTTCCTGATCCTCCCAGGTCGGTTGGACGCTGATGCCATTGTAGGTGGCGGAGATGGCGGTGCCAATGGTGGACTTGTATTCCACCGGGGTTCCGTCTGCTTCATAGGCATCCGCTCCGCTGTAGGAGTCCGCCACCGTATGCCCCAGCAGGCAGGCAAGATGAATCTCCCTGGAGCGGGCATAGGACATAGGGTCACCAGCGTTCAGGGCGTCTGCTGCTTCATAGAGAGCGGCGAAGGCATCCAGGTATTGCTGCTGGGCGGTGGTGGTGGCGGTCATTGGGGAGGGGGTGTCGGTTGAGAGTATTGTAGCAGGTCGGGGTCAGACTGCCGTCGTCATCCAATCATCCAAAGGGGCACGGGATACCCCATCTGCTCAATCAGGCAGGCAGCGACATCGTTCATAGCAGAGGACCGGTCAGACCCAGGCAGGTTGGTTTCCAATTCTTCGCAACGGGAGAACAGGGCATCATAGAGAGCGGTCTGCTGCTCCGGGGTCAGGGTCATCGTGATGGTTGCGGTGTTCATCGGGTCGGTTGCGGTTGAGAGTATTGTAGCAGGTCGCCGGCGACCCGTGAGACCTTCCAGGAAAGCGGCGGCAACCTCACCCCAGAACTCAGGGTCCGTCACCAGTTCAGCTCCTGCCTCTGCCCAATCCTGAGGGGTGGCGCTAGCGATTGCCTCCCGCTGCTCAGGGGTCAGGTCATCCAGGAACTGCTGCAGTTCGGCGGTAGAGTTGCGGGTCATCGGGGTTCCTCTGAACTGAGTTAATTGTAGCACGTCGGAGGGGGGTCAGCGCCCCTCAGTGTAGTCTCCGATGATCATTCCGTTCTGGCGGACCTGAGCGTACCCGTACTCCTCAGACAGGGAGAGGCACAGGTCCCACGCCCGGTCGGCATCGGTGGTAGTGTTCTCCCAGGGAGCGGAGGGGCAGATGACATCAAGGCGGGTCATTCGGTTCGTTTGCTTGGTATGGGATAATTCTACAGGGTCATCGGTGCCTCAAGCGAAAACCCTGTGCCAGTGGTTTGACCGGCACAGGGCAGAGGGCAGTTAGCTATCAGAACTGAATTTCAGTCAGAGTAGGACCAGCAGCGGAATCAGAACCGACACTATCAGAAACCCCATCAGCAATTGTATCAAGAATGCGGAGAATCTCCGAACCATTGGAACCTTGGCGAAGGAGTGAAAGGATGACATCGCGGGACATAATGTATTTGAAAAAATGTTAGAAAGTGTGGGGAAGTTTAGAGTCATTCCCAGGACTGTAGATTCAGAAGTCGAAAACGTCGCCGTTGATTTCTGCCTTGTTGACTTTAGGGTCGTTCCACTTCACACCGTCAGGGGTTTCTTTGCTGCCACAATCATAGAACAATTCCAGCAGTTCTTCGTAGCAGCAGACATCATTTTGCTGAATGTATTCTTGGATGGATTCGTCATTCTCAATCCAGAGGACAACGTTCCAGGTCTCATAATTGGTCCAACCGTTGTAGGTTTGGTCGGTCAGGCAGGTCTGGTAGGTTGCGGTTGCCATTTGGGTTCGGGGTGTGAACTGAGTTAATTGTAGCAGGTCAGAGGGTGGGGGGAGACCCCTTGTGCCACTACTGGAACTGTGCCAGGGATGAGGGGGCGATGTGGGAGGGTGACCCGCAGGACTTGTAGAAGGTCACCATACGCTCTGCCTCTGCCAGGGTGGGGAACCACTGAGAGCGCCACTGCTGCTCACCGTAGGGGGTCTGGTAGCGGACTTCGATTCGCATTGGGTTGGGGTTGTTTGGTATGGGATAATTCTAAGGGGTCGGAGGGTGCCAGAGGCACCCGTTGTGCCAGTGCCTCAGATGGCACAAGTGGCAGGGGTCAGGGTGACGGTCGTGCTTCCGTCGATTGCCAGCAGAGCGGCATCCAGAGCATCCAGGCGGGCTTCCACAATTGAAGCGGTGAAATGCTCGGGAAAGTCAACTGCCAGCTTCAGGAGCTCACCCTTCCAGGAGATGAGGGCGGTGCGGATCTCAGAGGTGGGGAGGGTTGCCATCGGGGTTCCTTGTGAACTGAGTTAATTGTAGCACGTTGGGAGTCACTTGCTACGGCAAGCGCCCAGCAGCAGGTCCAGAAGGACAACTGCCACAACCGCCTTCCAGAATCCCAGAGAGGTGATACCAAACCATCCTAACACCAGCACCAGGAGCCACGCTTTGAGCGCCAGTACAGCACCGACGAGCAGAATCAGGAACGTCAGCAGTGCCAGTTGCTGAGTCTTGTTGAGATCCTCAATCCCAGGAAAACGGCGGGTCATCGGGGTTCCTTGTGAACTGAGTTAATTGTAGCACGTTTGGGGTGGGGGACCGTGACCTCCCCCTACGGTGTGAAGGATCTTACCCACTGACCTGTCCCGATGGCGGGTGGTTTCGGTGGGAGGGTTCGCTTCTGAAAGTAGTATAGGGTATCTGGGGGGTCTGGGGGCAGGCAGTGGACGGTTCGGAAAGTGGCACAGCAGCGGCAGCAGGGTGCCTCTGGGGCATTATGATAAGGGGACAACGGAGAGAGGGGCAGGGTCGCCCTGATGACGCAAACGGTCGCCACCGGAGCAGCTCTAAAATAAAAAAAACAAAAGTATAAAAAAAGGGGGCTAAGTTGCCCCCTGATTCAGATAACCTCCTTCCCGAACTTTCCGCAGAGGTAGAATGCCATCCCCTTATCTTTGAGGGTCACACCTGCAAACTTCAGGGGAACATAGGCACCGTTAGTTTTAGATGCTTTGGTCCGAATCTGCAGGAGTCCGTTAGGTCCGGTGATGGTGCTAAGTTGCTTTCCGGCGTTGAACTTGGCGCGGATGGTGTCACAAATGAAGGTGTAATCCTCTGCCAGTTCCTGATAGTGTTCAGGGTGAGTTTCAGGATTCAGAACTTCGGTGCCCACATAATCGTTGGAGCGGGTGAAACCAACGTAGATGGTCTGGGAGAGTTTTTCTCCAACCTTACTGTAGGCAAAGGTTACACCGTCCTCCAGAATCTCAGAGAGGCAGTGATTCAACTGTGTGACGGCAATCGACTCACCAACCGTGAAGGTCTTAAGTTCACCGTCCACCAAATCTTTCAGGTTGGAACTGTTAGGAATGCCCAGAGCAGTTTCAATCAGTTGACCACGGGAACCTTTGTTCTTTCCGGGTTTGGGGAATGCGGCGAAGTTGGTGACCTTCAGTTTGGCGGCAACTTGGAGAGTGTTGAGCATCGGGTGGGTTGCTTGTGAACATAGTATGGCACGGGCAGGGGGGCACGTCAACCCCCCAAACCATCAGCGTTGCTTATGCGACCTGAAACCTCCCGCTGGTGAAGTTAGCATAGCTGAAGACCTCACGATTGACCAGTTTGAACATACCAAACTCATTGGTCATCACGTATCCTTCAGCGTCAATCCTGTCCTGTCCGATGTATGCTTCAGGACCCAGATTGCGACACAGGAAGAGACAATCTTCCTTGATAGTTTTAACCAGAATCCACAAACGAATCAGGTTAGGGTCACACTCAAAATCATCTTCGTGAATCCTCATACCGGCACGAATGCGAGCATTGATTTGTTGCTTAATCTTCGCCGCTTCCTTATCAGTTGCGAAGCGGGCAGTGGTTGCAACTTGACGGGCGAACTTACACACATCCTCAACATCAGCGAAGGATTCCTGATTGTGAACGATGTATGCTTCAGGTTTCACAAACTTGACCGTTTCAGTGTCATTCCAGATGGCACGGTCAGGCATAGCCACAGCGTCACGAATGTCGTTCTCGGCATAATAGCAAGTATGCGGGGCAATGATAATCGTCTGACGCACAATCTCCGGGAACTTATAAGTGATGGTGTTCGGAGTGTACTCATCACTACCACCGAATCCGATGAAGTCTCCCTGATAGATTGTCTCAGTACGGGGAAGATACTTCAGGCAGGCACACAGAATCTCAATCAGACTTGCGTGAGTTTCTTCATCATAGAGAGCAAACACATCCTCCTGAGTATAGCAAATCTTAATCTTTTTCTTGTTGAATACACTTTTGGTTCCCACGAAGAACTTACCGTTCTCAGGATTCGTGCCAAAGACAATAGCTGGAGCACCGTCAATCTTAACGCTCAGAGTGCCGGGATTCACGAACCAGTCCAGCACGGTCAGGTCCCCGTTCAGGATGGAATCTTCGGGGTGTTCGAGGTGGGTGTTTTTCATACTGCTATTGTACGGGGTCAGGAGGGGGTCTGGGGGGAACCGTGTGCCAGTTCCCCGAGTGTCACACTATGCCAGAACCATCCCATTCACAAAGTCGCATTCATTAAACACGGGGGAAGATCCTGCCTGCCCGATGAACTTGTGGATGAACCACTTAAAGTTCTTTTGGAATACACATTCGCCCTCAATCCCGTGAACCCGAAGAATAGCATTCAGGCGGGATTTGGT